GCCCGATGAGAAAAAACGTATCGCCTAAAAGTTAAGGGTTCCAATGGGTTCGACTGCGACAGCGAAACAGACCAGAAAACGGACGGCGAAACAGCCGAAACCGGTCCCGCCGATCATCGTAACCCGCGACCAGATAACGGACCTGTTGGGCATCCAACCGCAGAACCTTGGAAAGCACATCAAAGCGGGCAAGGTTCCGCCTCCAGTGTCGCACGGCAAATACGATCTGAAAGCGTGTCTGTTTGCATACGTGCAGAACGTCAATCCCTTGCGCGGCAAACAGGCTGAAACCGGACCCCTGTTAGGCACTGACCACATGGACAGGATCGAAGCCGACCGCAAACTCAAGATCGAACAGTACCGCAAGTTGAAAATTGAAAACGACCTACGTGAAGGTGAAGTGGTCCTGGTCACGGACATGAAACGCTCGTGGGCCAACATCCGGCACGCGGTCATATCCAACATCAACGAACTGCCCGCACGACTGGCCGCACCGCTGGCTGCGCTGACAAACCCGGCCGAGGTCCGCGTCCGCATCGAGAAAGAGGTACACCGGGCGTTGACCGCGATCGCGGATACGCCGCCGGGCGGGATGCAGACGGAAGGCGACCACGAAGAAACATTTGGAGGCAACTCATGATCTACCTCGCATCCCCGTATTCGGACCCGAGAGCGTCCGTGCGCCGTGACCGTTACGAGGCCGTGTGCAAACACGCTGCGTCCATGATGCGAACCGGGCTCGTGGTCTATTCCCCGATCGCGCACTCGCACGGCATCGCGTTGTACGGCCTGCCCACGGACTGGGACTATTGGCGGCGCGTGGATGAGGAAATGATGGGATGCTGCTCGCGCGTCGTGGTCCTGAAACTGGACGGGTGGCATGAAAGTACGGGTGTGGCAGGCGAGATCGAGATCGCGTCCAGCCTCGGACTGCCGGTTTCGTATGTGGATGTGGAGGAGGATTGAACGATGGAATATACTGAATACCTGACAACGAAAGACTATGACGACATTCCAACCGGCCTTGACATCATTCCAGCCATGAATCCAATGTTGTTTGAATTCCAGCATGACATCGTCGAATGGGCGTTGAAGCGTGGGCGTGCTGCGATATTCGCGGACTGCGGGCTTGGAAAAACCCCGATGCAGCTGGAATGGGCGACGCACGTGCCAGGCAATGTTCTGATACTAGCGCCGCTCGCAGTCGCGCAACAGACCATCCGAGAGGGTATGAAATTCGGTATCCCGGTCGAGTATTCGCGTGACGGCAAACCGAAGGGCAAGATCACGATCACGAACTATGAGATGCTGAATCACTTCGACGCCGACGACTACGCCGGGATCGTGCTCGACGAATCATCGATACTCAAGTCCTTTGGTGGAGTCTACCGCAAGGAAATAACCGCGTTCGGCAAGCGGATACCGTATCGGCTCGCATGTACCGCGACCCCTGCCCCGAATGACCTTGCAGAACTCACGAACCATGCGGAATTCCTTGATATCATGACGGGCAAGCAGATCATCGCGCTGTTTTTTATCCAGGACGGCAATACAACGCACAAGTGGAGGCTGAAGGGGCATGCTCGGGAGGCGTTCTGGCGGTGGATGGCTACGTGGTCGGTTGCGATGCGTGCACCATCCGATCTAGGATACGACGATAACGGATTCAAATTGCCACCCCTGACCTTGCAAGATGAGACTATCCACGTAACCACGCCGACTGAGGGGATGTTATTTGCGATGGACGCAATCACGATGGACGAACGACGGCAAGCACGGCGCGAATCGATAGAGAAACGGGTGCAACGGGCAGCGGATATCATCAACGGCAACCCGGGTCCGTGGATCGTATGGTGCAACCTGAACAGAGAATCGGAGATGGCCACGAAAGCCATCGACGGCGCAGTCGAAGTCAAGGGCAGTGACGCAGTTGACCACAAGGAAAAGACCTTGCTCGATTTCGCAAACGGTGACGTTCGGTGTCTGGTGACGAAGCCGACGATTGCTGGTCATGGGATGAACTTCCAACGCTGTTCGGACGTGGTGTTTCTCGGGCTATCTGATAGTTATGAACAGTTCTATCAAGCCGTCCGACGTTGCTGGAGATTTGGTCAGACCAAGCCGGTCACGGCCCACATAGTCACTGCCAGTACCGAGGGCAACGTCCGCGCCAATATCGCACGCAAGGAAAAACAGGCGGCCGCAATGATGGCCAATATCGTCGGACACATGCAAGGGCTACAACTCGATAAACAGGGGAGGAATAGAATGAAGTACAAGACGAACGACGCGACCGGTAACGGCTGGACACTCATGCTCGGGGATGCAGTCGAACGCATCAAGGAAATAGACGATGAGTCCATCGGGCTGTCTGTGTTTAGTCCACCCTTCCCTGGGATGTACGCATATACGAACAGTGAACGAGATATCGGCAACTGCAAGGATACGGCAACGCTGATAGAGCATTTCAGATACCTGGCCCCTGAGATACTCCGAATCACGATGCCGGGACGGTCCTGCTGCATCCACCTGACCCAAGAGCCGATCTTCAAATACCAAGCCGGATATTCTGGTCTTCGGGACTTCCGCGGCCACGTCATTATAATGATGGAAAATTGCGGATGGGCATATGTCAGTGAGAGGACCATAGACAAAGACCCGCAACTGAAAGCTGCACGCACCAAGGACCACGGGCTAGCTATGAAGACGGCCGCGAAAGATAGCTCGATCCTGACAGGGACCATGCCGGATTATCTGCTGCAATTCCGAAAGAAGGGCGACAATCCGAAACCGATACGAGCTCTGATCGACCATCAAGACCCGCGAAAACGCAATCCGGATGGATGGATAACCCGTGAGGAATGGATACAGTGGGCATCGGCGGTTTGGTATGGCCACCATCGAATTGGGAAAGGCGGTATCAGGGAAAGTGACGTGCTGTCGGTCAGGAGTAGCAAGGACGCAGACGACGAGAAACACCTCTGTCCGCTGCAATTGGGCGTTATCGAACGGTGCGTCAAACTATGGAGCGGCCCGGGCGACGTGGTCTTTTCACCGTTCGCAGGCATTGGGTCGGAAGGATATCAAGCTGTCAGGTTCGGACGGCAGTTCATCGGCATTGAACTCAAAGAAACATATTGGAAAGTCGCGCAGACGAACCTGAAACAGGCCGAAACCGCAGAGTTGGAATTGTTCAAGCAGGCAGGAGTCAACCCTTGAAGCGACACGACAACAGGACTTGTTCTATAGGTGAACCTGCAACCACCCTCGACCACGAAACCGCTGACCTATCACTGTATCGTCCGCCGCCGCCTTTGAACGTGTGGCAGTGGGCGGAAAAAAACATGATCCTGACCACGGCGGATGGCGCGATCCCGGGCCGGTACCGCGTCAACGTCACACCGTACATGCGGGAGATACTCGAAAGGCTGTCCGTTGACGATCCTGTCGAAACGGTTGCGCTCATGTTCGCGGCGCAGATGGGCAAAACGACCGGCGGCAACGCGTGGATGGGATACGTCATCGACTATGCGCCCGGTCCCATTCTGGCCGTGCAACCGACCTTGAACGATGCCGAGCGTGAATCCAAAGGCCGTGTCAGCAACCTCATTTTCAACTGTCCCAGTCTCCGCAAAAAGGTCGGCGATCCGAGACTGCGCGACTCTGACAACACGATCAAGGAAAAACGGTTTCCAGGCGGCGTGTTGCACTTCACGGGCGCGAACGTGGCCACGGGGTTTCGCGGCAAACCGATACGGTATTTGTTCACGGACGAGGTTGACGCCTACCCTATCGACGTGGGCGGGGAAGGCGACCCGATATCACTGGCAAAGAAACGGACCCGGACCTATTCGACGAGCAGAAAACACCTGATCACGTCCACGCCCACGGTCAAGGGCGCGTCCCGTATCGAGAAGACGATGGAGAATAGCGACTGGCGCGAATACTGGGTGCCGTGTCCGCGCTGCGAAAAAATGCAAGTCCTGCGATGGCGCGACAAGGACACCGGGGAATATCGCATCAAGTGGCCTGGCAACGAACCGGAGAAAGCCTATTACGAATGCGAATATTGCGGCGGTCGTATCGAAAACCACGAAAAGGAGTACATGCTACCCCGTGGCGAGTGGCGCGCATCCAGAGTCGGGGACGGTCAAACGGCCGGATATCATCTATCTGCATTGTACGCGCCGCACGGATGGGACACGTGGGGCGTGATCGCGGCCGAATTCGTTGAGGTGAAAAACGACCCGGTCAGGTTGAAGCCATGGATCAACACAGTGCTGGCCGAGACATGGGACGAAGACGACGGCGAGAAGCTGGACATGGGCGACCTTGAAGAACGTGTTGAACGGTTCGCCCCGAAACTGCCCGAAGACGCTTATCTGGTCACGGCCGGTGTTGACGTTCAGGACAACCGCCTGGAAATGGAGGTAGTCGCGTGGACGGACAAATACGAGAGCTGGTCCATTGACTATCGTATTTTTTGGGGCGACCCCACGGACCTGTCAGATACCGGGCCATGGTCCGTGCTAGACGAATACCTGAAAACGACCACGTTTCCGCACGCAATATTCGACCTACCCATCCACGCGTGTTGCATTGACTCCGGGTACCAGTCACAGACCGTCTATCGTTTCTGCTACAAAAAGGAGAAAAGGCGCGTATGGCCGATCAAGGGCGGAGCGGATACCCCGCAGGGCGAGCGACCGATCTTCGACCTGTCGAAATTCAGCAAGCCATTCAAGGGCAGGATCAAACTCCGGCTCGTCGGTGTAACCGCTGCAAAGAACGACTGTTTCGCACGTCTACAAGTAACCGAACACGGACCCGGTTTCTGTCATTTTCCGCGCAACCAGCCGTGGATAGGCGACCGTGAAGGCGACGTACCCGGTTATTTTCGGCAACTGACAGCGGAGTCGAAACAGACGCGGTATTCCAAGACCGGCCACAAGGCCACCCTATGGGTCGCCCCGCAAGGCGCACCGGTCGAAGCGTGGGACTGTCGTGTGTACGCATACGCGGCCATGGTCGGTCTGGCCGGCCAGGGATACAAGCTTAAACAAAACAGGCAACCGCGTGAGGCCAAGAGGCGGAAACAGATGCAGACCCCACCCCGGCACGCTGGACAACAGCCCGCACGTCGCCGCAGACCGGTGTTTCAACGGACTCGGTAAATTAATTTCAACATCCCCTTGACAGGCACACAGAGTACCGTTCTAGCCTAGTACCAGGCGTGCAACACGCGCGCGGAGGTGTACGTGGGCTGGACGCAAACCGACCTCGACAACCTTGATGAAGCCATCGCAACCGGTGCGCGCACTGTCAGTCACGGCGACAAGACCGTCAAATATCGCAGTCTCGACTCCATGCTCACAACCCGAAACCTGATCGTCCGATATCTGGCAACGCCAAAGAAACCATCCACGACCTATGGTCAATTCAGTCGCGGGAGTAGTTGATGGGCAAGCGTCGAAAGCGAGGCTGGTTCAAACGTAAACTCCGCAAGTGGCTGTTGCGTGATTACGAGGCCGCTAAGGTCGGACGCCATACGAGTCACTGGACTACGACGGGATCGTCCGCGAACAAGGAACTGGCAGCGGCCCTACCCAACCTGCGAGCCCGTTCACGCGATCTTGTGCGAAACGACTGCTACGCCGCGAAAGCGATCGAGGAACACGTATCGAACCTGATAGGCGATGGCATCAACCCCAACATCGACACTGGCAACGACGCTACGGACAAGGCCATCAAAGCAGCGTGGCAGGAATGGGGCGAACGCGTGAACTGGGTCGGTAAGCAGGTAATGGCATGTCGCGGCTGGTTGGAGTCGGGCGAAGTCCTGATACGAAAACGACCGCGCAAGATGAGTGACGACCTGCTCGTGCCGCTGGACCTGCAGATACTCGAAGCCGACATGCTGGACAGTTCCAAGTCCGGCAAGCTACCCAACGGCGGGAAGATAGTTCAGGGCGTGGAGTTTGACGCGATAGACCGCTTGGCTGCGTATTGGATATTGCCGGAACACCCCGGCGATGACGGCCTGTATTCGACATCGTACACGACCGTGAGCAGACGAGTACCCGCAGAACTGATAGCGCACCTGTTCAGGGCCGAGCGTCCGGGGCAGGTTCGCGGCGCACCCCTGCTTTCGACTACGGCCCTGCTCCTGGAAGATCTCAAAAACTACAACTGGTCGGAATTGAAACGGCTTGAAGGGTCGAGTTGTGTCATGGCCAACATCGAAGGCGACGAGGATGACGACGATATGTTGCCGGCCAGTAAAGACGATGGCACGAAAAACGACGGTATCGCACCCGCGATAACGGACGTTGACGGGCGTATCGTCGAACAGCTTGAACCCATGCTGATAACCCGGACGCGCGCCGGCAAGAAGATCACATTTTTCCAGCCAAAGAATACCGACAATTACGACAAATACATGAGGGTCCAGCAACGGGCCATCGCAGCGGGTGGCAGACTTCCATACGAACTCATGACCGGTGACTGGTCGAATTCCAATTACTCGTCCAGTCGCGCCGGTCTGCTCGGATACAGGCGCATGATCAGTCAGTGGCAAAAGGGTATTGTCGTGCCGCTATTTCATCGTCCGGTCCTGCAATGGTGGCTGGATGCTGCGCAGGCCGCTGGACTATTCGTATTGTCATCCGAATACATGCTGAAATGGGCGTATCCACGATTCACGGAGATAGACCGGTTCAAAGAGGCGACCGCAGACAAACTCGAAGCCCGTTCCGGTACGCGGTCCATGCCTGACATCATTGCCGAAAAGGGCGACGACTACAAAGACGTTCTGCTGGAAGGTAAAAAATTCAAAGAGCTTGCAGATAAGTACGGACTCGTATTCGACTCGATACCCGCGCAGGTATCGATGGCTGGTCAGGTGCAGTCGAACGGTGAGAATAGCGGCGGCGACTTGATCCGGTTCGTGATGAACGCCACGACCGGCGAAGTGGATTTGATACCAGAAGGCGAGGTGATCGATGGCGGATAAACCGACGAAACCTGAAACCATCAAGCGTGACGGGATGGAACTTTTCAGCCGTGAGGCTACGTTCGCACCTGAAACGTACGACGAAGAAAAGAGAACGGTCGATATCCTATGGACGACTGAGGCACCAGTCAAACGCTATTCGTGGGTACGTGGCCCGTATAACGAAGTGTTGGAGATCAGTAAAAAGGCTGTCAGGCTCGATCGGCTTAATTCCGGCAACGCCCCGTTTCTTGCCGCGCATGACAGCCGCAAGCTTGAAAGCGTGATCGGCCACGTGACCGCTGACAGCACCGAACTCAAAGACGGCAAGGCGTACGCGACCGTCAGGCTGTCCAGTGCCGACCGCAACGCTGACACCGTTGCCGACATCAAGGACGGCATCATCCGCAACATTTCAGTCGGTTACGTCATCCACAAACAGGACGTGACTGAAAACGAAGATGGACCCGACGATGTACGGGTCACGGACTGGGAACCATACGAACTGTCCGCCGTGCCGATTGGCGCGGATGCGGCGGCTTCGTTTCGATCAAGCGATTCACTCGAAACCATGGAGGAAAACATGGGAAAGGAAAGCAAGACCGACGAAAAGGTCGAAACGCCTGCCGATGAGCGCAAGCCGGAGGTGGACGTAAAGGCCGAAACTGACAAGGCCCGGAAAGAGGGCGAGGCACTGGCACGCAAACGGATCGATGGTATCGAACTGACAGCGCGCAAGCTCGAGATCGACCGCGACTCCGATGAATATCTCGATCTCCGCAACAGCAACAAGACGCTGGACGAGGTACGCGGCGCACTCATCGACCTGCACGCGGACCGCGCCGACGCCGAAACCGAAACGCACAACCAGGTCAGTGTTGAAGTGGACGAATTCGACACGCGCGCCAAAGGCATGACCGGCGCATTGATGAAGCGTTCATTCCCTGACATGGAGATTGACGAACGGTCAAACCCGTTTGTCTACATGTCTATCGTGGACATGGCCCGCGAGCACCTGGCAAAGAAGGGCGTCGGCGGTACCCGAACCATGCCGCCTACAAAGGTAATTGATTTGGCCATGCGCGCCGGACCGCATTCGACATCCGACTTCCCGTTCGTGTTCGCAGACGTGGGCGAGAAAGCCATGATGAAGGCATATACGGAATACATGCGTACTTTCCCGCTGTGGTGCAGACGACGTGACCTTCGCAACCTCCAGACCAAGAACGAAATTGCGGTCGGAGAATTCCCGAATACCGAGGACGTGGCCGAACTGGGTGAATACCAGTACGTCACACTCGGCGAAAGGCGTGAGCAGTGGGCGCTTTCCAAGTCCGGCAACCGTTTCGCGTACAGTGACGAGATGGCAATCGATGACGATATCGATGCTTTCGTCGGACTGGCAATCAAAGCCGGTTCAGCGTGCGCCCGCAAGCAAAGCGTGACCGTGTACAGCGGCGTGCTCAATGCAAACCCGGCGATGGGTGATGGAACGGTCTTGTTTCATGCCGACCACAGCAACATCGGCGGGTCTGCTGGCGTACCGACTGCGGTCCGTATCGCGCAACTAGACACCCTGATCGCAACGCAGACCGGCGTTGATGACGTGGCGACCGTCGGCGTTCCGATGCGTTTCCTAATCATTCCGTGGGCGCTCAAATTCGGCGTGGACCAGTTGATGGAGACTGCCGGGTATCAGCCGACATCGTCCGCAACGGTCGCGACGAAGGCGCAGCAACAGCTACAGGTAGTCGCAGACCCGATCCTGAACGGTCTGAGCGCGGTCAAATGGTACGGCGCGGCCAGCCCGAACGAGATCGATACCGTGGACTACGGTTTCCTTGCCGGTACTGACGGTCCCGAAACCAAGTCCTACCGCGAGGAAAGCATTGATGCGGTTGTGGTTCAGTGGCGGCAATTCTTCGCTGCGAAGGCGAAAGACTGGCGCGGGCTGGCCTACAACGCAGGCGCGTGATCCGAAACGGGGCGGGCGCTGTTGTCCGCCCCGAAGGTCAACATTTGACAAACGGAGGAAAGAACAATGGCTACCAATTACAAGGGCGAAGGCGACATCGTCACTCTGATCGCACCTGGCGCTGGATTCACATCCGGGACGCCGGTACTGCAGGCTGGAAAACTGGTCCTGCCGTTGAAAGACGGCGACTCCGGTGATTCGGTCGCATGTGCCATGAGCGGCATATGGTACGTAACCAAGACCAGCGGCGTGACCATCGCCGAGGGTGAGCCCGCGTACTTCAACTCGACCAGCGACGAATTCACGAACGTGGACGACGCCAGTAACCGACAGGTCGGGTATTTCACGAAAGTCGCCGCGAACCTGGCCACGGTTGCGTATGTGTTCGTGGAAAACCGAGGCACGGCTGGCAACGAAGATATCTCGAACAAGATGGATAAGGTGTCAGGCGGGGTCACAGATAACCTCGTGAGCCTGTCCGCAACCGACAACGCCGCCGACTCCGGCATCAGCAAAGATGACGTGGCGACGATGGCTGCCGTAGGAACGGCCGGCAACCTGATCATGTCCAGCGC